CTTTTCTGTCCTTGGCAATTCCATCGTCCACTTGAACAGATACATCGAACAGGGGATAGTAAAATTCCTCGCCCTCGTCCATCTTGCAAAGTGCCGACTTGTCGAAGTGTCCATAGGTGGGTGAGTTGTCTTTGTCGTATCTGAATGGTACTCGGTCATCGTAAAACGCCAACATAAACTCAAAGCAGAGCCGATAAAGTTGGGTGTACGCAATATTCTTTTGAACCTTTTTGGGAGTCAATCTTTGCTGTGCGTTCATGGTCAACTGTTGAATGGCTTGGCCAGAAAGGGAAGTTGCGATCAGTCCTTGACTTGCGTTTGTGATACCACTAATTTGTTGACCGAACGAATCAAGCATGGAAATAAACTCTCTCGAAGAACGGTTTCCGGTGGACATGTCATGTACTACCATGTCGGCCATGGGGTTGTCTGTCTCGATTATCTGCAAGGCAGCATCGGTGATTTTGCCCTTTAACCCTGAACCTTTTCTCACAAAGATTTTAGTTGTGCCAAGAATAACCTTTCGTTGCTCGTTGGAGAGAACCTTGTTCAAACCGATTTGTTGGTCTTTGACTACCTCAACGTCACTAATACCTCTAAAGGATTTCTCTTTCGGCGTGTTGTACCAAACAACAAAGGGGAAACGCTTGATGATGTGGGGTCTTACGTTGACTTCCTCGGACATTAAGATTGGCGCACCCTGTGGGTCTGCCGGATTGGGAACCTCTGCTTCAAGTAAAACTCTCTCGTAAAACTTCTCAATGACTTCGCCTGTTTCCTCGTCTATTTCTTCTTCGGTCACAAGCGTATCTTTGTAGAAAAACTTCTTGTCATCACGTAAAACCAAGTCCTCGACAAAGGTTAATAAGCAAACGTCATTGTCTTTGTCCTTGTACCAATACTCGACAAGACTTACCATGTCCGATTTTTCAGAGCTTACATAGGAATCTTCCATGTAGGTTTCAAGGTTACTGTACTTCTCATGGAATCCCTCTAGCCTGTCTCGGTGTTCCTCGCCATAGGCTCTGCACACATAGTCGATAGAGCGACTCTCGATGTGGAAGATATAGTCCATGTCCTCGATTTTGTAGACGTTGGGTTGTGGAACAACGTTGACAGGGTGGGGAGAAGTGATTTTGATTTTCCCCTTGGACGTATGAAAGTCAAAGTCGGGGTCGAACCCAACCTTGAAAAAGGCGATAGAGTTTTTCTTCACGACTCGCTCATTCTCGTTGTTGAGTGCCAACAGTTCGGGGGATTGTGCCAACTGCATGAGTTGACCCTCAATCATTTTCTTGCCAAGCAAATCATCTTCCTCGTATGGGTCTACCCTTGGTTGTGGCAGATACGGTTCGATGGACGCCTCAATGTTCTTATAGATCATGTTGACTACCTGTTCGGCTTGTTGAGTAGAACCCTCAATGTTGTGCGTTCCGTTGTATAAATCGTCATACTCTCCACACTCTGCAATAAACGACTCATGGTCGCTCATGGCAATCTCTAACCTTCGCTGTGCCTTTTCAAGCAGTTTATCTTCGGGCGTTCGCTTGTCCGTCATGCCCACCGCCTCCTTAAACTTGTCCACTATCTTCATCTTTTGGTTCCCCTCCCATAAATTCTTTCATAAAATGTCTGAACGCTTCTTCGTCATTTTCTATGTCATCTCGTATATCATCAGGCAAACCACTCGGCAGTTCCAACTTCGTGTAGTCCACATCTCTTGATTGTTGGCTTGACGCATAGCAGTTAATGGCTCTTGCAATTACCAAGTCATCATGCGCGCCGTTCATGGCTTCAGGTTTACCTTTTTCATTTTTAACAAACGTTGACATTTCATCAAGTAATTCAACGGAACGGATAACCTCTATTCGTTCTCTCACCAACTGTCGGAGCATACCCAACATTAAGGGTCGTGTCGCTGTCGTGGTCTTGAATCCGTAACGTGGAACCAGTTTGCCGGTAAAGGAATCAGGCTCTTGCTCTCTGATGTAAAACTTGTGATAGCCCAAACGTTCAAGTTCCTTTTGGGGGTGAGTGGAAAAGTTCACCTCGATGGCAAGTAGAGCATCGTTGTAGTATTTCCCCAAGCAATACATCTGCCTTGCATATAAATCCTCGTCAAAGTTGACTTTGAGTACAGCAACGTCCTTGTGGGTAGTGTTGTCGGTGAAGTAGCCGGTATTCCAGTCAGAACCCTCACCTGAAGTATCGCCACCACCTACATAGGGATAGCCTTTCTTGGGTTCCTCAAAGATTCTGATGTAGCCGTCCTTGTCATCAACCCAACGAATCTTCTTGATGGAGAGTCCGTCATAGTCATATTCAAAGTATCCACGCTTTAAGGGTTGTGGGCTTTGCATTAAGCGTTCATTGATTTTGTCTTTCGGGAAGAACGTTCCACCTGCCACGCCCCACATACCAAGGGCATATACGTTGTACTCGTCAATGTCCTCGTCTTTCATTTTCTCCATCTCAATCATGTACTGGTCATCAATAAATTCATTGTCCAAGTAGGTTGAGTGGATAATCAGAGTATTGTACTTGTACTCAAAAATATCTTTCTTGGCACGTTCATGGTAAGTCTTGACCTTTTGAGCCAATGCTCCATCTGAAAAGTTTACGTCTTTCCAATAGGGGAAGTCCTCAAAGGGTTGCTCACCTCTAAGGCATATCGTCCGTTTGTCTCTGCCATCAAAGAACCTTGACTTGATCCAACTCAATCTTGATACTGGGTTGAATGTGAGATAGATTTGCATATCCCCCGAATAACCACGCAAACGTCTGTTAAGCTCTCGGAAGTCCTTATCGGTTACTTGGTCAGCTTCCTCAATCCATGCAGACGTAATATCGTAAATGGATTTTAGACGGTCAACATCATCAAGCCCTGCAAACAAAATCTCGTTCTCGTTAAATGAAATCTTCTCTTTTCCGACCGCTCGGTTGATATTGAAATTCAGATCATCGTATTTCTCGTTGATTTGCCCAACAAAGAGTGGGAATTGAGATTCGCTTACTTGGTTTCTAAATGCCCTCGTGCCGATGATTCGGTGTCCACTCTCGGCTACTATTCGGTCGGCAATAATGTGACCAATCTCGTAGGATTTACCCGAACCTGAACCACCAATGAGGACAATGTATCTCCCTCGGAATCTTCGAACAATGTCGAAGATGGAGTTACGCCTGCCCTCACGCTTGTTTCTAAGTTCCAACAGTTCATGCAACCGAATCTTTTCAGGCAAGGATAACCCACTAAGGTCAACGTCTTTAACGTCAATCATAAAATCACCTATGCCTTTTTCTTCGTGCGTGCGTTTTCAAGCAAAGACAAAATGGCTTTGTCGGTATCCTTGGTAGTCTTTGGAGTTGCCCCATCTTCACGGACATACTCTCGCTTGTCCACCCAACCAAACTGATTCTTCAAGCCGAATATCAAGCCATTGGGATTCTTCGCATCATAGAGTGCTGTCTCCATGGCATGTTCAACCAACTGCTCAATATACATACAAGCATCTTTGTACTTGGTATCTTTGCGATATTCGTACCATGTAGACTTGACCACGCCCAAATAAGAATATAGGCCAGTCATAGTTGGAAGTTCCCGCCACGATTTCTTAACGTCCTTAACTCGGTTGGTTTTCGGGTCACGTTCAACTACCGTTTCCGTCAAAGCCTCCAAGTAATCGGACGCACCTTGAATAACGTCATCGGGAGACAACTTCCTTACAACCAACGCCCTTGGCTCCACGGCCTGATAGCGTTTCAACTGCAATTCAATTTGCTTAATGTAGTCGATCAGAACTTCCTTTGTTGAATTGTAAATGTCAATCTTCTTAGCCATGTAAAATCCCCCCTATGCAAATAAGGCATAGTTTCCCATGCCGTCCGTGTTTATAGGTCAACCCCCAATAGGGCGTTAGCACTTAAATAGTTGTGGTATGATACTCCACCTTGCTTCCGTTGTGGTAAATGTTTCATTGTCGGTTGGCGCGTTCTCTCTTTCCAGTCTTTCCAAAACCTCGACAAGCCTTTGGGCGGCTTCCTTTTGAGTTATGACGATTGGTATTATAATGCTTGACGTTGCCATTTCATCAACCCCCCATCTTATCCACTAAATCTAATAACCGATAGCGATACTTAGTTGTTGTGTGTTTTCGGTTTTATAATTCAAATATTGCAGTATGCGCTTTTCTCTTTTCTTGTCATAGTGTTCATACCTCGGATACCACTTAAAAAAATCACTGTCGTTTTTACTGCAATTGCAACTTTTACAGGCCGGAATGATGTTGTTTAGTGTGTACTCTCCACCTGATGACAATGGCAAGAAGTGTTCTTGGTGTAGTTGCTCGCCCCACTTGATTACATGTTCTTCTTCGGGCATTCCACAATATGCACACTTGTTGTTAAAATCTTTTTTTATTTTGTTCCACTCGCCAATCGTTAAACTGCATGGTAATTCTTTCATCTTTGCTTTGTATTTCTGTTTATGCGCGC